GCTTTAAGAGAAAGATATCTAGAATGGGTTACAGCACCAGAATTTGGAGGTAATATTTCAGATTATCAAGTAAAAGTAAAAGCATTAACAGGAGTAGGTGGTTGCAAAGTTATTCCTGTATGGGATGGTGGTGGAACTGTTAAGTTAATTATTAGTAATAGCACTTATGGAGTTCCAGATCAAAGTTTAATTGATTATGTTCAACAAGAGGTTGATCCTACAGGAGATCAAACAGGTTTAGGAATTGCACCAATAGGTCATGTGGTTACAGTAGTTGGCGCAGAAGCAGCTAGTTTAACAGTTGCTTGTGAATTGGTTTTAGAAACAGGTAAAACAATAGCAGATGTACAAACTTTAATAGATGATGTAGTTAAAAATTACTTCACTTATCTAGCAAGTACATGGGATTCAAATGAAAATCTTATTATAAGAATATCACAAATAGAAACAAGAATCTTAGGAGTAACAGGTGTATTAGATATTAATAGTTTAACTGTTAATGGTACAACTAATAATATTCAATTAACTTCTACTCAAATACCTGTTTTGAATGGAAGTGTTGATATAAGTGTCTAAGATTAATGAATATTTACCTAAAGTTCTACAACCAATAGAAGAATATAAAACCACAAATGAGGATCTAGATATAGAATTAGATTTATTAGATTCTCAAATAGATAGCATATTAAAAGAAGTTATTGCAAATACTGCTTCAGAATATGGAATCCAAAGATGGGAAAATAGTTTAGGATTAACTCATTCAGAAACAGATTCATTAGAATTAAGAAGATTTAGAATAACTAACATTCTTACTAATAAATTACCTTATACTTATCGTTGGTTAAGAAATAAATTAATTGAAATAACTGGTGATAGTTCAGGATGGGCTTTAAATATTGATAATGATAATTATACAATAGTTGTAACTTTAACTCATATGGATTTAGATATGATGGCAGAAGTTCAAAAGAATTTAAGATATGCAATACCTGCTAATATGATATTAGAAATGGGTTCTGATGAACCAATACCTAGTGATTTAATCAGAGTAGGAACTGCAATGCAAGTTGCTACTAAATGGTTTATTACAGGTTATGTAGATATTAACTTTAAAACTTATGGTCAAGTAAGAGATGGTTATACTTATACTACACTAGAAGAGTTTGCTTACAACGATCTAAGGACAGTTAGTTAAACATATAATAATTAATGTAAGGAGGAAAGAAATTATGGCTTATACACCAAATAATCATATATATTATCCAGATGATTATTCAATGCCAGCTGATGTTCCTGCAGATATGCAAAGAATGGCTGAATCAATTGAAGCAAATCTAGATGATATTAATGAATTAATTGAAAAGCTAAAACATTCTGACACAGGTAGAGTATTCGGTGTTAGAAGAGTAGTATTTGATGCAAATAATGCAGAAAATACAAATCCAGAATGGGAAAGAATTTTGGATAATGTTGGATTAGTTGCAAACGCAACACATGATGGAACAGCAGTAGTAAATGATTTTGATACTATTGCGCCTTGGTCAAATATTAGATCAGGAGAGTATGATACAGCAAATCATAAATTCATAAGATATATAGATGATATTTTATTTAATTTTGAATCTACAGATTATGAAATTATGACAGAAATACCTGAATTATATATAGGTAGATATACAGCTGTTGAAGATGGAGTAACTTATGAATATAGATTCATTTCAGCTACTAAACAACCAGGTTTAATTCATAGTAAACCTGTAATTGGTGGTAGATATAGAGCATTTAATGATTCTAATAATAAATTACATTCAAGATCAGGTGTTGTTCCTACTACTTCTAAAACATTAACAAACTTCAGAACATATGCTCATAATAATGATGCAAAATGTGGAATATCAGATGTTTGGTTTAGATTTGTTTTAGAAACATTATATTTAGTAGAATATGCTCATTATAATTCACAAAATAAATTAGGTTTAGGTTCTGATTCAAGAAAATATTTAAAGAATTTAGTAGCTGGAACTGATGTTAATTTTGTAGTTGTTAGTGCTTCTGCTGGATATTGGGTAGGACAAACAATAAGAATTGGTACTTCAGATGGAGGTACTCAAAGAGCTGATGCAAGACATATTACAGCTGTTGAAGAATATAATGAAGGTGGAGTTACTGGTTATAAATTAACATTTGATGGTGCTGCTGTTACAGTTGCAGTTGATGATTATGTTTGTACAATGGCTCAAACAACAGGACAACTTAATTCATTAGGAATGAAATCAGGATGTCTTGTAAATGATGGATATCATTCAGTTATCTATCGTGGATTTGAAAACTGCTTTGCAGATATTTGGGAATTTATTGATGGTATAAATATTAAGAATGGTACAGCTGTTTATGTTTGTATGGATCCTAGTGAATATGCTGTTGATAAGTTTGATGATGGATATGAACTTGTAGGATATTCATTAGTTGGATCAGAAGGTTGGGCAAAGAACTTAGGTTGCGATAATACTAAACCTTATGTAGCACTTCCAGTTTCAAAAGGAGCTTCAAATAGTACAGGAACTTGCGATTATACTTACCAAACATCAAACAATGGTAATTATATCGCCTACGTTGGTGGCAATTTCGTCTATGGTTTGTACGCTGGCTTGTTCTATTGGAGTTGCGGGGGTGGTTCTTCGGGTTCGTATTGGATCATTGGCGCTCGACTTCTTATAAATCCCTAGACTATAGAATAATTTAGGAACTAAATTATTCTTGTCAGAACTAGAGATTTACTGATTTAATTAAATTAATAAAATAGGGACTTGAGATGCAGAGCGCCTACGTTGGTGGCAATTTCAACAATGGTTTGAACGATGGCTTGTTCTATTGGAATTGCAGGAATGGTTCTTCGAATTCGAATTGGAACATTGGCGCTCGACATCTTATTAATAAAATTAAAAACGTAATAATAATTATTCTTGCATCTCATTTTCCTTGGCTCTTGCCAAAAATTAGACCGAACTAGGGCCCGTTTAGTAAGAAATTGAAAAACGGTGAGGTTAATAAGAATAAAATAAATGGGTAGATGATTAACATATGAAAAGAGTTGGTTTTGTATTTGAGAAGGTAGTTGAAATTGATAATATTAAAAAAGCAATTGTAAATGCTTCTAAAAGAAAAACTGATAGAAGAAATGTTCAAAAGATTCTTAATAATATTGATTTTTATGCTAAACAAATACAAGATATGTTAATTAATGATTCCTATGTACCTTGTAAATATATTGAGAAAGTTATAAAAGATGGTGCTAATAAAAAAGAAAGAACTATATTTAAACCTTCATTTTATCCAGATCAATGTATTCATTGGGCTATAATGTTACAAATGGAACCAATATTAGAAAGAGGAATGTATCAATATTGTTGTGCATCTGTAAAAGGAAGAGGAACTCATTATGGAGAAAGATATGTTAAAAGAATTCTAAAAAATAAAGAAGAAACAAAATATTGTTTACAATTAGATATTAGACATTTCTATCCAAGTATTGATAAAGAAAAACTTAAAGAAAAGTTTATAAAAATAATAAAAGACCCTAAAATATTGAATCTTATATTTAAAATAATAGATAGCGCAGAAGAAGGAGTTCCAATAGGAAATTATACTTCTCAATGGTTTGCTAATTTCTATTTACAAGATTTTGATCATTTTATTAAGGAGAAATTACATGTTAAATATTATATTAGATATATGGATGATATAGTAATATTTAGTAATGATAAAAACGCTTTAAAAGATATTAAAAACGCAATAAAAGCATTTTTAGAAGAAGAAGGATTAGAACTAAAAGGTAATTGGAAATTATTCTTAACAGATTCTAGACCATTAGATTTCTTAGGATTTAGATTCTATAGAGATCATATAACATTAAGAAGAAGAAATGCTCTTAGAATAAAAAGAAGAGTTAAAAAGATAAAGAAAAGATTTTTAGAAAAGGGATTTATTCGACTGGAAGATGCATCAGCAATGGTTAGTTACTTTGGTTGGATAAAGAATTCTAATTCATATAACTATTATATGAAAAATATTAGTAGTTATATAACATTAAGGCAATGTAAGGAGGTAATAAGAAATGAAAGTAATTTCAGATGTAAGACCAGAAAAGCTAGAGTTCGAAAACAAGGTTGGTGGCATGATAGATGTAATAATCAATACCAATATAGAAGAAATAGAGGTTTTTGATGAAGAAGGAAATAAAAAAATCAATTACCAATATGATACATATAGAACAAAAAAAGCATTTACAACAGATCTAGATAAAGAGATTCTAAAGAATTTTAATAAATATGTAGAAGAATTTGAAGGTATTGAATATGAAAAAGCTGCTGCTGAAGTAAGAGCTAAAAGAAATGAATTATTAGCTGAAACAGATAAAGATATGGCTTTTGATAGATTAGGAATTAATTTAGAGGATTTTGATATTCCAAGTTTATCATTAACTAATATTATAACTTTTGTTAAAACTTTAGCACAAGCTGTAAAAGCATTAGGTGGTATATTTAAAAATATTCTTAATTCTAATATGGCAAAATATCGTCAAGATTTAAGAGATATTACAGATCAACCTGGATTTCCATTTAATGTTGAATGGCCTGTTTTAGAAAAAGATAATAATAATGATGAAGAATAGGAGGTTGAACAATGTTTGACGGATTAA